CTCTTGCCAAGCTTTTAGATTTGTTCCGTATGCGTCGAGCGTCGCATAAAGCGCATTCATTTTGTTTATAAACGGGAGTTTGTCACCGATAGCTGGGACATTGACATTGCTGGCGCCAGAGACGTTAAGCGCATTTGGCGGTGTATGAACTGGCATCGTTATGTCCTCAAAAATCGACTGATTAACTCGCCATTAATGGCGCCTTGTCCTGTGCATGATGACCCGTTAATCGTAATGGTTCGATAGTCCACGCCGGAAAAACCGTTGTCTGTGAATTTTAATTGGTAGCTGCTCGACAATGCCAGTTCGCTAAAGATCGCTATTGTGTGTCGCTCCACGCTGACTCGATCACCTGAACGATTGCCTATGTGCGGTGCAACCGTTCTTTGTTGGTCGTACATCTCCACCCCTTCCCCGAACTGGTTAATTAGATATTCGCTGTTGATCGCATTGTCAACAATATTCTGAGCGCTGTCGCAGTCATACTCGACTGCAGATCGTGTGAATCTATACAGGCCGCTGATATCTTCATACACCCGCCTGTTTTCTGCTTCACAGGCGATAACCATTACAGGGATAATCACAGAATAAAATATTTTATTTTTCACGACTCAATGAACTCGATTGATGTCGCGTGGTTTAAATATCGGTTATGCGCAAACCCGTCTACATTCGAATAGATACCAGCAAACGACCGCTCTGCGTAAACGTTTTTTGTCTCCTCGGGGTAGGGGATAACCATGAAGGTTCTACTCCTATGATCGCGTCTATGCTGCTGTAATAAATCCGTGTCGTTGTCATCCATTCGCGCAATATTCAGTGAGCAGGCTTTCGATTCTATCTCTGATGATCGGTGCCGGTTGCGCCCGCTCTCGACTTGGACCAGTTCGGGCGGGTTTGCCTGGAACTGAAATTGATTTCCCGAATGTACAAAGTTGTGCGATGGGGATATGTACTCGCCTAGAAAAGCCGTACTTAACTGAAAACTTGTCGGGTCTTGCGGACTGGACAACGGCAAGAAAATTTCCAGCATCCAGGAGCGGAAAACCACGGGCGAAAAATATTGTATCAATGGTGTCGAGTTTTGCTGCAGTATCGCGCCACCGTAGGCGTCGACACCAGCAGCCCACAGGCCCAACGGGATTAGATCAGCCAGCGGGGTAACAGGAGTCTCATAAACGGTTGCTGTTGCCTGGTCCCACAATGTTAGCTTATACGACGCTGACGGCCCGAGGTTGTTGCCCAACAAAGCGAACATTGAAGCAACTCTGTCGAGGTTGTCGCTAAAAGTGCCGTTCATCCTGATAAGCCCGCCAGCCGCTGCAACTTCGGCATCACCAATAATTAAAACGCGATCGCGATCGTATGTCCGTATAAAAGCGCGGTCGGTAATCTCTTGAATTTGCGTAGAACCGCTTGCCGGCAGCAATGAAATAGAGTCAGCGTCCTGGAAATGGTTGGCACCAGTGCTCAACCTTAGAGGTTTAAATTTTCCGAAATCACTCGCCATTAATATTCTCGATCTCGATGGTTGAGAAGTCTGAAAACATCTGATATCTGCTGCGAACGCAAGTCCCTATATATGTTTTGTAGCGTGTTCTCAATTCAACAGTGTCGCCAATCGCAACCGGCCTTATCAGCGGCGATATGCCCGCCTGTCTTATCGTGTGGTTGTTCTGATAATTCACTGCCAGCGCATCGACAAAGGCGTCCGAGTCAGATAGCGGGGACAGGATGATGTCAGCTCTGTCTACCGTCAAAACGCTTTCCTCATCATTTATTAGCGCTGAGTTGTTAAACCTTAGCGGGTTTGATTTAAAGTTTGTTACGGCGCCGTTTGTGACTATTCTGACCAGGTTTTTACGCAACGATTTTCTAACACTGGTTACCGAGTTAATCACGACATCATCGCGGTATAAAATACGATCTGGATTGTTATAGTCTGGTAAAAAGAATATGACCGGGTCACTCACTACATCACCCTCCCGAAAAAAAGAACCCGGTATAAGCGCTGCTATCTGACTATATAAATCGTAGTAAGTGTAAATCTCGTTGTTTGGTGGTACTACAACGGTTATATCCAGGCTGCTTAAATAAGATGACGGTATATTCACAAATGTGGGATTGTTAAGAAGGCCGCTGTTTGTCGTGTCGTAGACCTGCAGAATATCATTCAGTACACTTTGAACACTGCCTGAAAACGTCCCACCGGCAAACGTTTGGTGACCAATGACACTACCCCAATGGTTGTTGTCAAAATTTTGATTGGTCGTTAAATCGAACCGGTAATGGTTCTCTGCAATTCGCCGTACGTCCTTAACGATTGCGTTATCTACAATCATCATTTGAGTGTAGTTCTCAGCCATGTCGCCCGCGCGGATTCTAATTTGTTTCCCTGTGAAGTCGTATTGATTCTCATTGTCCAGCTCTAACTCAGTTATAACATCCATGTCCCCGATAGACACCACTTGCCCATGCTGGCGATCAATCACCGGGGATCTGACAATAATTGCTAACGGGTGAACCCATCTGTGTGGGTCTGTGCCTCCGGCCCCATGAAATTGCCCAAAGTATGGGCGGGTTGACACAAAAAACCGATCGTCGATCGCGGACCCGCCAGAGGAATTTGTAAAGATTTCGCACACCATCACCCTGTACGGATCCCTGCTTTCCTGTAATAACCATTGGTCAAACTCGGCAGCGTCAGTTGGCATTATCTATTCGAATCCGCAAGTTGCCTAACCAGCCGGTCGTTCGTACTTTCTAACAGGTTCAGCGCTTTGAGTTGTTGCTCAATTGTCTGACGCGATTTAGCAAGCTCTATGTTGGTAACAGAACCTTGTCTTGCGATGTATGGCAAATCGCTGTTCGCTTCCAGTATTTTTTTTAATACCATTAACATCTCCCGCGTCATCGAGTCGTTGGCTGCGATCGGTGTTGTGCCTGGCAGTGATGGTGATGAACTCGGTCCTGATCTTCTCGACACCGGTAACGACACTGGCGCAGGACTCACCAAGGGCACACCAGAATCACGGAAAAAATCGGCTGCTGATTTTGGCAGTACCATCTCGTCGGCATGCAATATCGCTTTGAATCCGTCAAACGGTACACGATCGAGTCCATCCCTGAAACCGCCCCGACCATCAATACTGTTGTTCCAGCGCTGTATATCCTGCCAGGCATGAAATGCGTTTCGCTGGTAGGTGTTCGCGGAGTTGTAAGCATTGCGCGACAGTCCGGAATAATAATTCGATGTGCCCGAGCTGTTGCGGGAGCTTGTCGCCGAGTTGTCCGAACTGCGCGAGGAGTTAAACGAGGATGATGCCGAGTTGTTGGATCGGCTCGCCGAGTTCTGCGACTGATTCGCGTAAAAGCTGGATGAGTTCGCGCTGTTCGATGAGAAGTTTGAAAAACTCCCGGAGCTGGCCGCAAAGGTTGCCGACTGATTAGCCGAATTAAACGATCGTCCGGCAAAGTCGCTGGATGAACTCGCATAACCGCCCGAGGCAACCGCGGTGTGGAATGCAACGCTTGCGTTCGCGTGCAGGTTCGCTGCGGTGGCACTAAAGGCGCTATCCAATCCACTCAATGCGCCGCCGACTTGGTTGCGAGCGTCTGCAGTACTGCCAACCACGTCACCGAGCATCAGACGGTAAAGGGCCGCCCCTTCTGCTGTGCTGGTATCGATACTCCCTGCCATCCCTGACAACGTCAACTGGATGGATCCCGCAGAATCGATAATGCCTGCCTCTGCAAGCTCCATTCGGCTTGCATAGTCCGCCGCGGCACTGCTGACAAATTCCATCGCTACCAGCATCAGGTCGCGGCCCTCTTCGGTCGTGATGTCGATGCTATTGACCCAACTGGCAAACCCATCGGAGACGCTTGCGCCAGTGTCTGCGATCGTGCGCGCTATCGTCTGACCCATGGTCTCCGCCCGGTCGATCGCAATTAACGAGCTTTCAGTGATACTGATGCCCATCTCGCTAAAACGGTTGATCTGCTGGTCTACGTAGGTGTTCCACTCATCGCCTGATGCTCGAATACTGCCGGTTGTCATCACTCCAAAATTTTGAAACTCCAACGCGGCGCCGCTGAACGTCTCCCGGATTATCTCCCCGGCAGATTCAAGCGGCGGTCTGATTTGTTGGTCCAGGTTATCGAGCGCGCCAATAATCGCATTGTTAACCTCAGACATTTGAGTCCCGCTTTCTGTCGCGAGGTTCTCAAGGCTTGCCGACCCTTCGATATTGAGCCTGTCCAGGCTCGCGGCGCCCTCTGCGCTCAAGGTGTCTAGCGACGCCCCTCCCTGAGTGTTCAAGTTGCTCAATGATTCCGCGCTGCTGTCGAAGCCCTCCGCAGCCCCTGCAGCGGTATCCGATGCTGCCTGCACACTGGCATCAAAACTTGCGATCGATGGCGCTGCGGTCTGTAGCGCGTCATCTAACGACAACCCGCTATCAGCAACGGTCGACAGAGAGTCGGCAACCTCTGTCGCCGCTATGAAAACCTGACGGTGAGACTCTTTCGATAAATCGAGACTATCGAGCAACTGGCGCATTTCGCGGTCGGTATCGATCGCAGCCGGCCCCGTCAGACCGAGCATGTCGTTAAAACCAGCCAAGTCTGCTGCAGAGGCGCGCAATGTGATCTGCCCGCGCTCTGCCTCCGTATAAAAGTTTTCGAGCAGTGCCGCGGTACCATCAGAGAATTGCTCCAAGCCTCCGAACGCTGCCACCAGTGCCTGACCGGCCTCTGACGATTCGCGAAACGTTCGACCAATTGCAATACCCATGCTTTCAATCGGCGCGACAACCTCGCCCGCTGTGACCGCCAGAATCTCGATCGCATCGGCAACACCAGCAACACCTTCGCCGATCTCCAACGCCATCCGCCCGACCTGTTCTTGCACCTCTGGTCGCAATCGATCAAATGCCAGGCGATACGCCTCGGAATTCACCTCGGTAATAAACGCCGCAGTGTCTTCCTCAAGATTGTTGTCACTGATCCTTTGTGGATCGATTGTCAGTCCGTCCCTGATGGTATTGCCAATGTCCACCCCGAGTGCTGAGAGGTTCGACTCCACACCTGTCAGCGTTGTGTCCACCATATCCGCGAACTCTTGCCTGACTGTATCCTCGATTTCACTAAACCTGTTTATTGTTTTAGTGCCGAGGAAGAAAGCCCGCTCTTTAACAAAGGTTTCATACTGTTGGCCAACGATATCACCCAGTGTAATACCAATCTCAAATCCCGTATCCTGTAGCTTTTTCGCTCCACCGAAAAAGCCAACCGAGTATGCTGCACCGAGTGCTGCGCCCCAGGGCCCTGCCAATGGCGCAAGACCTGCAAGTGTGTCACCGATGGTTGACGCCGCCGATTTAACCCCTCCGGACACCGACCCGAACAAATTCCCGATCGTCGATGTAATTTGACCACCTGCAGAGCCGAGAAACGATGTGACGGTACTCAGCACGCCACCCAGGCCCGCTGTTGCCTCACCACCTGAAAACAGGTTACCGAACACGCCCTTTATTTTCTGCCAGACTCCGCTCACTGAATCGAATAGCCCGCCGAATGTCCCCTGTGTTTTCTCCACCCAGGAAACAACATCACCGTGAGACTCCCCAAGCGTTTCTTTGGTTTTCATCTGTCCCCACAGACCACCGATCCATTCACCAGCGCGCCCGAATAGGCCTTTTACATCATCGAAAAAACCGACTATTTTTTGCCTTTGCTTCTGTAGACTGCCGTCCTCATCGTCCAGACCGAAAAATATTTTTATTTCGTTTTTGGCAAAATCTGAAGCCAGATCAAGCGCCCAATTTTTGGTCTCCTCCCCAATCCCTCGCAACGTATCGCGCAGCCCATCACCACGGCGCAACGAACCTGTTAACGAATCAATCCACCCGGTACCCAGATCCGAAAAGATCTCCCGGGTTGACTCCGACATACCAACCACAGCCCGGTGAATAACGTCCGCCCCGGTCGACAAACCTTCCGCGAGACCTTCGACCACCCACACACCGAATTGATAAAACACCCGGGATGGTGACCTGATGTTAAGCGTTTTTGCATAAGGTTCTGTGGTTGAGTCCGCGAGCATTTCACTCGCTTTTTCAACTGCCGCTTGTCCATCGGAAAGGCCTTTTACAATGCCCTCTGGCACGGCTTCGCCGAGCTCCTCTGCTTGTCCGCGGAACCCCGGTATTTTACTTTTCATTCGAGACCAGAAAGAGTCTTCGACAACGTCGGCAACCTCCGTCATACCCTTTTCGATAGGCTCTTTAAAACTGTCTACGTAATCCTCTGCCTGCTTTTCTGGCTCCGCATCGGCGAACGGATTCCACTTATCGACCTGGCTGGCAAACCAGTCTCCGATGTCGTCAGCTTTGGACCTTAGCCCGGCCAGCATGCCATCAATCATAGCCTCACCGGCTGCGATCATTCCATCCTTCAGGCGTACCGCGTTTGTCTTAATGTCGGCTATCAGATCATTAAAAAACTCCCCTATGATCGGATTGTCCGCCATGAACTGCGCAAAGCCTGTTTTGATCCCTGCACCGATATCCCGCGCCGCCTGCCAAGCGTTTTCGACAGCATCTGCAGCCCCGGCAAGCGTGACCTCTATCGACTGCGGATCGAACGTCAGGTTCTCCCACCATTCGTGCAAGCCCCTTGCAGCATCCAGCGCAAGGCTTAATGTGCCGTAAGTTATCCGTGCTGCCTTTTCTTTTAAGGGAGCGTTCCAGAAATCGACCAGGGACTCTATGGCATTCATTGCCCCCTCGACGGCGTCGAACGCAAGATCAAGCGTCCAGCTAATAGGATTCCATTCTTGCCACAAATCGATGGCCCCCTCGATTACTTCAAAGGCCCCGTCGATAAACGTCGTTACTATCCGTGGTGAGTGTTCCCGAAAGCTTGAATTCTCCCAGGTAGTACGCAAGCTCACTACGGCGGTTTCTGCGGCGTTGACAAGCCCGGTCTCCACCATCAACACGCGCTCGCGCAGAGTAAGGCCTTCCCACCGATCAATAAATTGGTTCCATCTGATGTATGCGTTATCGATCGCTGTGGTGATCACCTCCGGTGTGCGGCTCTGTAACTCGGAACCGTTCCAAAGGTTATAAAACCCGGTGACAATGTTTCGCGCGCCGGCAATCAATGTCGTGTCGATCTTTGCTATTTTCTGTTCGAGCGGAGTATTCCACCATGTCGAAAATGCGTCGACTGCCATCTGTGCTGTTTCGATCCCCGCGGCCCGAATCGTTGCGGCTTTCTCGGCAAAGGTCTTGTTTTGCCACTCAACACTGAACGCATTGAACCGGGTCACTGCGTTGTCGATCGTGGTCGAGACAATCTCTGGTGTTAGTGTTTTTAACACCGAATCATTCCACAGTGAATGGAATCCGTTTAAAGCGTTTTGAGATGCCATGATTGAAGCGCTGGATATGTGCGCCGCTTTCTCTGGCAGAGGCTGTGCCCACCAAAAAGAAAAACTATTCAGCGCTGCTCTAGCGCTATCAACGGCCGCGACCACACCGGCGCGCTTTTCCTGCAACGGTGTATTGTCCCACCAAGAAAAAAAGGTGTTGATCTTGGCGCGAGCACCGTCGACAAAGGTTGTTACAACCCGCGGCGCTTTGTCTTTCAATCCCTGGTTATCCCACCATGAAAAGAAATTGTCGGCTGCACTTCTCGCAAGTCCGATAGCACCGGTTGCGATCGACAAGGCCTTGTCTGGAAGCGGCCGCGCCCACCATTCACCGAGTGCCTGTATTCCATCCCTTGCCGCATCAATGCCGGTGGTAACTATGTCCGCGCTCTTGCCTTTAAAATCGGTCGCTTTCCACCAGGCCGCGAGTTCATCCCAATTCTGTAGAATCGTCACCGCTGCTGTGGCAACGCCTGTAGCGATCACGAGAGGCGCTGTCAAACCTTTCATTGCAAACGCAATCCCGCTCATTACAGCACCAGCACCGCGCAACGCGGTGAACCCTGTCGCCATACTGGCGATCACAAGCCCGGTATTGCGGATCACATCAATCGGCCATCCCTCGGCCTGTTTGATAAGGTCCGATGCGTTTTTAAATGCGCCAGCGAGAAAATCGACACCATCGGTTGCAGCGAATCGCAACACATCAGTAATTCGATCCATCACCAGGATTGCTGCGTTGTTTACACCGAGGTTTTCGGCAACGGCAATGTTCAGGCCTTCCCATGCCGAACCGAGCGCCTTCGCGGCACCTGGTAAGTTATCGCTCATGGTGCGCGCCATGCGTTCAGCTGCACCGTCGTATTCTTCTATCTCTGCTTTTTGTTTACGAAAAGCATCACCACCTACCGCGAGCAGCGCCGACACACCCGGCCCCGCTTCCTCACCAAACAAGATCATTTTTTGCTGCGCGGTGATTCCAGCATCGCCGAGCACATCCATTAGATTTGCATAGCCTTTGAACTGTAACGATCCATCGTCCATCTTATTAAACAGATCGGTTTGCGATATGTTCAGATCTTTGTAAACGCCTTGAACACCTTTGGCTGGTGATAGCAGGCGTTGTATTGAGTTCTTCAAAACCGTGCTTGCAACGTCAGCTTTAAAGTTGTTATTAGCGAGTATGCCGGCCGCTGTCGCCATCTCGACGATATCGACTTTATAATCAGCCGCGATCGGCGCACCGCGCCGGAAGGCCTGCGCGAGCTCTGATACTGATGTGTTTGTGGATGCGCTGGTTTTCGCTAATACATCCATGACCATCGGTAGATCATCGACACCGAGTCGAAACCCGCCCATGACATTAGTTGCGATGTCTGCGGCTTGCGCAAGCTCGATATTACCCGCAGCGGCTAATGATAATGATGGTCCGATCGCTTTCGCAATCTCCGTCATATCCAAACCGGCTTGAGCCAGAAACCCCATGCCTTCGGCCGCTTCGGTAGCACTAAACTTAGTGCTTGCACCAAGCAACTTGGCCTCATCCCTAAGCCCTACCATCTCCTCTTTTGTAACTTCGAGCTTGGCTTGAACGTTCGACATTGCCCCGTCGAAGTTACCCGCCATCGTCAGCATGTTGCGACCAAAGGCAACAAGCCCGATGGTGCCGACAATCGTTCGCATGCTGCGTAAGCGGTCTGATGCTGATCCGGTCGCGCGGTCGACCTGCTCGACGCTTTCAGCCGCACCCTTCATGCCGGTTTTAAGGTGAGATGCTGCGGTTTTCCCTGAACGCTCGACGCGTCGCTCCGCCGCTTCTAACCGATCAAAAGCCCGGACACCTTTATCGATGCCCGAGGGGTCAAGATCAAAACCGAGTGACGCGATATCACCAGCCATATGCTGTTATGCCCTTATTGCAATAGCGTTCCAGGTAGCCAGCGCCGCATGCATATCCTCCTCGCTTTGCAGCATCGTGCCCGGTAACTCGATTGGACATGTTTCTGACTGTGCATCGCGATTAAGCATCATTGCGTGTGCTCGTGACATCTTTCGTAAAGTCGATGATTCAAAATCTGTTAAATCTAACTGAGCAGATCTCGACCACGCTTCCAGCTCTAAAAAACTAATCGGTTGATATGAACCGCTGGCGATTAATTGAAACTCGCCAGCCTCTAATAAAAACTCCGGTAAGTGTCGCCACTCATACGGAATCTCTGGCAATTCAACTGCTGGATATAAATCGCCGTGAGTACTTTTGCTGTCTCTGCCTGGCCGTATCCGCAACCATGCTCTTACTCTCTCGTATAAGCAAAGCTCCTGGACTATACGAAGTTTTTTGGATCGTTGATGAAATCGAAGCATTGCGCGCGCAACACATCGGATTTCTTATAAATCGGGTAGCTGTTCTCTGAGGTCATATCAACCCATCCACCTTCAAAGAAAACCAGACCGTCGACGGTGAGTTCAGCAAGCATTCTCGCATCGTGCTCCTCCTCTGCTGCTAATGTGTCATCACTGGGTATGAAATTAGCCGGCCTGTTGTTCATGCGGTTGCGAACTTTGGCAAACTCTCGTTTTGTTTTTGGGTCACTCGGACCCTTCAGCGTGACGAACATCTCCTGCGGTTTTTCATCGCCCTCGGCCTTGTACTTAATAACATCCTTTGTATTGATATCAATAATCGGCATTTTTTCACCGTCAGCCGATTTCTTTTTGGTGGAATAGTTCGCTAAATCCATCTTGAGTATTGCCTTTTTTTTGCGTGGTTATATTGGCGAGCGGTATTGCTCGCCAACTGGTGAATCTTATTTTTTATAGGTGGTTTGGCTTTAAGGTACCGGTACCAAAACAGGCGCCTCATGAACCAGTATCTGTGTTGATCTAGTTATAATATCGTTCTGACCACCACCGTCAAACCACTTAAACATCGATACCATGCCGCGGAAATAGTAAGTACCGATATTGCCAGGGAAGATAAAACGATAGGCACCGTAACCCGCGACATCGCCCTCTAACAATTCCATTGCATTCTGAATGGCATCGTTGACCTTCAGCGACATGGCAAAGTCGAGATTGTCAAAAACGCTTGATCCTTTTACCGATATGTTTGTGGTGGCACAAACGTTTTCATCAGTAACCGGCGTCCAGGTACGGCCCGCTGGCGGAACGTTTCGTATTGAACACACACCACCTACGGTCCAGATCAGCGCTTCATATGCAACTTGGGTGTCAGCGGTTGGTGTTCCTGGCGCCACATTAAATTGCGCGCCGGCGTAAGAAAATGACATTGTGTCGCCCTTTGGTTAGATTTAAGTTAAAAGCTCCAGCCTGTTATCAACCGGCACGGCAAACCACCCTTTGCTGGTCAACGACAGTTTTGGATCTGGTAATCGGATGAATCGGTAATTGCCGAATTTTCCGCAGAGTTCTTTTAATCGGTGGGTGTCTTTGTCCGGTGATGTGTAGGAGACAATTTTATCGACAAGCTGCATCGCTTTGGACTCTCCCTCATCATCACGGATACGAACTATCGTTGTCGCAAGCCACTCATGCCGAGCGCCGACCATACAAATGTCAGTCGGCTCTGGTGTCAGGTTGTCCACCGATATCAACAAGTGCGGCGTTGTAATCTGCTCGCGTGTTTTATCGTTGGTCCAAACAACCTTGAGGCCTTCGCCTTTCACCAGCACTTGCATGTACTTCTTAAATAAAATCCTGAGTTCGTCATTCATTGACGCACCCCCGGTAAAAAACCCTGGCGCTACCCGAAAGCGCAACCAGGGAAACCGCGCAAAAAACTTTAAGCCGCATTGCGATACCTCCGCACTTGCGCATCAACAACCTGTTGATGTTTCGCTATCTGCACCCGCATCATGCCCCGAGGTGCTTGCGGTGAATGCCCCATGTACTCGATACGCCTGGCGTATGGCATTGCCGTTGTGAACGTGTACCGATCGCTGAGAGTAAGACTCCGTGCGATCGCGATCACGTTGCCTCCTCGGTTGCTCTCGTCCGTGTAGTTAATCGCAGGCGTCCAGCTTCTACGCAACGCGCCGGTATCAACCGGGGTGCCTTCCTGAACACCGAGGCTGTGCTCGATGCAAACCCCCTGGTAAACCTTCAGCGCAATACGCCTATACTTCGGTAACAACTGTCGAAGTGGTGCGCGCGCCATCAGACCGCACCATAAACACGGAACAAACAAAAAACTTCACCAGGCACGATCGTTCTTATCGCCTTGATGCTGTAATCAATACCATCGATCGAGTCTTTTAATCGCATGGTTTTATCCGGCCGGGTCTCGACCAGTCCATGCACCAGAAATACAATGTCTGTCTCTGCCTGCAGTTGCGGCCCTTCCTTGCCATCAAATCCTACGTTGACCGCTTTGACACTCGGTAACTCGACAGGCGTACGCGTCGGCTCGATATCGTCGCCGGTTTCCGTGAACGTGATAAACGTAATCAGCCGACCGTTTTTCTCGATCGGTCGTTTTCCGGCTCTTGCCAGCCGTTGGTGCAATGCCTTAGACACGATGCATCAACCCCGACCGACCAGCGCTCGATGATAAAAACGGTTCCAGTAAGCGCAGCGCCATCGGCATATCAGACAACGAGAACGGGTTACTGCCTGGTGTCGTGTACTCGGAGTACTCAACCTCTAAAACATCGACTTTCTCTCGTCTTGTGTCACGCTCTGGTGTAGCGGCCGGATCGATTCCCTCGGCGATGTGATTCGCAATCAACACCTGCGCCTGCTGTAACGGTGTCGGTATTTCATTCACCAGCACCGCTTTACCGGACCGGTAATACACATCCGATCGAGGCCAGGACAATGATTGTGTTTCCAGACTCACTGGCTCGCCGTTAAAATCGTGAGTTTCGAGAAAGTCCATTGCACTTAACAACATGCCTTCGGTCACTGCCGCGGCTGTTGTACTGCCACGCGCAGTCAGGAACGCCTGAGCGTCCACCTCCGAAATGTAGCTATCAGCATTCGCTACAATGGCCCCTGTCTCGACGATGAGCGGCACAAAACTTAACCCGCTGCGTCGGCTTTAAAAATGTCGTAAGCCGCCTGAATTTCAGCACCAGTTGTCTCGATGCCAAGCTCGGTTTCAGTCGCGCCAACCGTTGGCTTTGCCGTCGCTGCAGTGTTACGCAACCAGGTTAATATCTTGTCCTGATTGGATTCGTCGCCTCCGGTATCGCCTCCGGTACCGTCCTGGTTATCGTCTTCAGTCGAACCATTTTCGGCGGCTGCCGCAACGTCACCTGCAACCGAGTCCGCGACAGCTTTGGCTTGTTCCGATGCTGCTACGGCTTTTGCTGCGGCAATCTCGGCGGCTTTCAGCGCGGCTTGTGCCTGCTCAAGTGCAACCGTCGCACCGTGCGCGCTGGCGTCTGCCTCCGCTGCTGCTGCTGCTGGAGATTTCTCCCTCGCTAGCTGCGGCGCTGCCACTGCAGCAGGCGGCTTGCCTGCGTCTGGCTTTTTGGTCAGTTCAGGCACCTCTGGTGCACCGTCGCCTCGGTCAAATAGTGCATTGACAATTCGAAGCCCGTTGCGCTGTGCTAGTTGTTTTACATCCTCGACATACTGATGCGTCGGAAAAACAACATACCAAATCGGTTTTGCCAGCTTTGCCTGTTCGGCGGCTTGGTCCTGTTCATTCATTCTGTGCGGTCCTGGTATAAGTTTATTTGGATGAGCCAAGCGGTAAGTTTGCCGCTTGGTGGTCAGTCAGCTATCAGGCCGCATCACCGAGCACGACAACGCCCGCAGTGTGCTTGTGGCTTGTGGCGACTCTATCCCAGTTGGTGCCCGTTGCCAGCGTCGCATCATCCGGAGACTTTGTCCCGTTGACCTCGTCCCAGGTGTAGCCTTTCAGGCGTAGTCCAAACGTGTAATCGACCTGGATAGAGGTTTCTATCCGCTGCTTTCCGTTCGGTGTATCCACGTTGCTGATTACGTCATCACCTTCGTAAACCTGCGCCGCACCTGCAGTCAGTGCCAAAACAACGTCTTTATTCGGCGCGCCTGCTTGATAGAGTCCAGGCGAGTCGGTAATAACAACCCTGCGACCGAGGAAGTCGACAACCTGAACATCCTGAGCGGTGAATAACCGTTCGACGTTGTTTAGGTTTTGCCCGATGAGACGATGAAACACGGATCCGGTCATTACCCAGGCGCGAATTTGCGAGGAGTGATCACCGAAAAGTGAATGCGCAGAATTCATCTGACCATAAGTGATAGGGCCAGTGCCGGAGATGTCGCGGGTGACGTCAGCGTTGTTCGATATCGCTGCAACCAGCGCAGAAATGCTGGTGTCGAGCTGATCCTGCATGAACATCTCAGCAAAATTCCGAGCCGGAACGATCAGACCCTGCGTAGTCGGACGTCTCAGCCAGCTCAACTGTGACGGCTCGAATGATACCGGACCAATACCACCGGCAATTTTTACGGCGGTCTCTTTCAGTTCGCGGAGATTGGTCGAGGCAACTGCAGTGTTAGGTCCATAACGATTAACGCGGCGTCTGGTGCCATGAATGCCTGCAAAAAAGGATTGCGAATACAGGTCGCCGGTAAATCCCTCAGTCGTGAGCGTGAGCGCTCCACCTGAATCAGCATTAAATTTGTTCCATCTGCCCCAGCATCTCAATGCTGGCTGGCATGACGTATTGGTTGAACACCTCCATATCGGAAAGTGCCATAGTGTTGACTCCTCGAAGTAAATTTTAAAATTACTCGTCGAGTGCCAACAAGCGCCGCGACGATTAAAAGATAAGAATCTATCGATTAACCTCGTAGCGCCCGACGCCTTGAGTGACTGGCCCCGAGCCAGTCCTGTTAATTTTCAGTTGACGTTATATAAAAAAATCAATTACCAGTTTATTACTGACTGGAAATCAAATCAACTGTCTGCCAATTCCGGGAACATTCCACCCATAGCGGCGGCCGCTTTTTTGTCGTCTCCACTAATCAAGTCCGCTTTGTTGCCGCTCACATGCCCGCCACCTGGTCCGCCACCACCAGCACCACCGCCGGCTGGTTGCTTAAACATGTTTTTATACCCTGCAACGTCTCGATGAGTCCCAACCCATTCGGACATTTGCATCGGCTGGTTGCCATCGGCGCCGTAGGTCGCACGACCATCTTCCCGCGGCAAGATGTGCGTTCCGTCTTCGGTTCGCTGCCAGTCTTTCAACGCTTTATCAATAAAAAATTGCTCACAACCGCTCTCGACTGCGAGGTGGGGATTGTTCGCGTTATGTTCCCGGATGCCTGCAGCGGCGATATTTACCAGTTCCATTGTGTGGATCTGGCCTGTTAATTGGGTTTCCTTCTCCTTGCTTTTTGTTTCGCTCTCCTCCCGGAGTCTCACTTGCTCGTCGCGCTCCTCGACAAGCTTTGTCATGCGTTCGGTTGCATCACCATTGTTAGCATTCAGTTGCTTCAGGTTGTTAAACTCGTCGAGAGTCACACCGGCGTCGCTGAGTTCTTTTAACTTTTCGTCAGACGCTTTTTTTTCACTCAACAATGAGGCGTTTTTGTCCTTAAGTCCTTTCACATCGTTCTCATACC